AAGACATTACTCCTACATTCTCTTTTAAGAATGAGCCAGTTCCAGAAATAGTTTTCATAATTTTTTCAGTTGTACTAGCTTCTACAAGACCCATTTCTATTTGAGATTCTCTACTAGAAACCATTTGCTGCATAACACTTAATTCCACACCTGCAGCTTCGGCCAATGCTCTTCTCTGAACTATTGACATATTTTGGAATTCTGCTGCACCACCAACTTGTTCTAATATTGCTTTAGTAGCACCAAGAGTATCTCCATCCATGGCTAGTTGTCTAGCTTTATCAAAAGAAATTTGTCTGTTTAATAATACAGAAGCTTCCATTTCTTTTTCTATAGAAGATTCTACATCCAAAATTCCATTTAACATAGAAGATACATCACTCATGGATATACCTAACTTAGCTGCTTGAACTGCTGTTGCACCAATATTTTGTGCGCCATCTTTAGCAAACCCTGCAAAAAATTCTGTATCAGAAGCTATAGAATTCATTACTTTACCAGGAGCTACTCCACTTGCTCTAGCTAATTCTATAGTAGATTTCATATTAGCTACAACCACTTCATCAGAAGCTCCACTAATAGCTTTCATTTGCTTAAATAGTTTAGCACCTTCTGCTTCTGCAATTCCATAAGATTTAGCCATAGAAGCTACTTGAACCACTGCTGCTGAAT